CCAAAATGGTAATCCGTTAAATTTAGATTCAGACCCAACGGTTGATGTATTTGATTCTGATGGTTTACCACTAGCAGGACATACAGGTTTAACAACATGTTTGGTAACAAAAGGTGTGTATGAAGTATCAGTACCACCTATTAGTGGATATACCAAACCATGTCAATTTACTGATGTTTGGAAGGGTATTGTCATTGATGGTGTATCAATAGACGACATAACAAACGAATTTGTATTATACAACTACTCAAAAGAGTTTACAATAGGTTCAGTATCAAAAGAACCATCATTATATGGTTTTGAGGCTTATGGTATTAAACAAAACGAAAAGATATTAAATACCGACATTAGAAGGGTGGGAATTATAATCAAAAAAGCTTACACCGGAAATGAAGTTTTAAACAAGGTAGACGCTCAATATAGAATATATGTTAAAGAGGGTACTACTGAAGTTCAAGTTCAAGATTGGACTCCAATAAATAGAACACCAAATGAATACTATTTTGTTTTTGATACAAGAGACAAAATACCTAATGAATATTTTGTTGACATTAAAGTGACATCAAGTGGTGAAGTGGATACTTATAAGAAAGTATTACAATTCCAAATCGTAAACAAAAAATAATATGAAAAAAACAGTTAAGTTAACAGAAAATGATTTAATGAACTTAGTTAAAAAAGTTCTTAATGAAAAGAAAACTGATAGATATATGTTCTTCAGCAATCTTCAACAAATGCAAAGACAATGTGAAATGTTGTTAGAAATGGACCCTAATATGATTGAATCTATTTTAGATAACGGTCACGATTGGGCTCAAGACCATATCGCAGAAGCAAAAAATAATATGGACCAAGTATTTGATTTCTTAATGAATGAAACAAAAAAAGATGATATGGAAATGGTTGACACCATGGATATTGATATGATTGAGGAGGCAAAGAAAAAGAAAAAAAATAGAAAAAAGACAGGTACACCATTATGTGCAAGAGGTATTGCGGCAGCTAAATCTAAGTTTGAAGTTTATCCTTCGGCTTACGCAAACGGTTATGCGGTACAAGTTTGTAAAGGAACTATGCCAGGTAATGATGGTAAGAAAAAATGTTCAGGAGCATATTGTTAAATTTTTTAACACATAAATAACATTTGAAATCCCACTTTTGTGGGATTTTTTTATTATATTTGTCATATGAAATTTGCACTAATTGCTCACGATGGTAAAAAGGCTGAGATGGTTGCCTTTGTAATGAAAAAATTAAAATTCTTTAACTTACCAAATATTGATATTGTTGCAACAGGAACCACAGGTAAAATGATTAAAAATGCTGGTGTGGACAAAGTTGATACGGTTAATAGTGGACCAATGGGTGGTGATGCTGAAATCGCATCAATGGTAACAAAAGGTGAATTGGAAGGTGTAATATTTTTTAGAGACCCCTTAGATAAACACCCACATGAACCAGATGTTCAAATGTTGTTAAGACTTTGTGATGTTCACAATGTACCGTTGGCGACCAATTACAAAAGTGCCGATATTCTTATTGGGTATTACGAAGGTTTGTTATCATGACCACACTTATGACAAATATAAGGGTCATTCCCACCTTCAGATAATTTCCAAGACCAATCACACTCATCACAAATAACTCTACTTTTTGTAACTTCTTCTTTAAGAATGGCGGTAATTAATCGTCTAACTGATTCATTTTTCTTTTTCTTCTTATGTGAAACCCAATTAGGTTTTTGACCTTTACCCGTTTGAGTATCTTTTTTTTCAACTCTTCTTTTTTGTTGACAAGCACTTTTTTTCTCAGCATCAGTCATTTTACCCGCAACACCCGCAGCTCTACATTTTGGATATGACCCCTTATCAGCATCACTTCTACCACAAGGTGGATGTTTACCATCCTTATCTTTCCTACAAATGTCTACCCAAGGACCTTTAGGTTGTTTACTACCTTTTGGTTTTTTCTTTTTACCAAACCAAACCGCCAAGTCTTCTTTTAATTTCTTGTCATTATCCATAAGATTTACTATATTACTATAAATATACTAATTATGGAGAATAACGAAAAAAGACCAATAGGAAGATTGTTTGGTTGTATTGATTATTATGACATAGAACAATTAAATTCTTTGATTGAAAATATGTCAGAACCACAACTCAAATTTATGTGTATTAAAGCATTGGAATATTCATTTGAAAGGGGTGTTTTTTCTTTACAAGAAACAGAAATAGTTTCAAAATGTGTTAGGGGATTAACTAATATCACTGATGAGAACTGATAGAGAAAAAGAATTATCATCCATTATTGTAGAGGGAGAACGTATCTTAGTTAAGGCTTATTTTAATGGTCACAAACATTCAGGTGGTGACGAATATCAAGATATTAGAGATAAGGTTGAGATTGCTAGGTGTGAACTTTTTAATGAAAATCCACTATATTGTAAACCACAATATCGCAAAAAAAAGGGGACCAATTAGGTCCCCTTTCTATTAAGTTAGATTCAATTATCTCAACTCGTTTAAGTCAAATGTTCTAACTCCATCAACTGTGATTTTACCGTAGAAACGGTTGTTCACCATCTTCTTAGCGTATCTTGTCATGATACCCTTGATTGGTGTGAAGTTGAATGGATTATACATTGTTGGAGTTAATTGAAGAGGTACATACGGTGCGTAGATGTAACCAGTGTCAAGTAAAGACGTACCTTTGTGACCCAACAATACTGTGTTTGGTGGGAAGTAAGGGTCTCTATAAACCTGATATCTACCAGCCAAAGTACCAACTCTTTCAATACCCATGTTGTATTGGTCTTGCTCTGGAGAAGCGTTTGATACGTGGAAGTACTCCAAGTCGTCAAAGATTGCACTTATCTCTGAAGATACAACAATCCAGTTAGCTCCACCTCTCAATGTTGATTTGTGGATTTGTGCTGAAATTTGGTTGATTGCAGTGATAAGAGTTTGGTTCCAGTCCTTCTGAGTGTAAGGAACTGCGTTAGAACCTAATCTCTTCCATCCGTTGTAATCCCAACGTAATGTCCAAGCCGCACCTTTTCTCAAGTCTCTCAAGATTTCACGGTCAATCTCAGCTGCGATTTGCTCTGACAACAATGCTGTCAATTCAGCCTCAGCGTCAATGTTATGGAACGCAGCTACGTCCTGAGCTAATTCAGGTGACCACTGTGCTCTAAGTTTTCTTTCTGTAACAGAAACTGTTACTGACTCAAGGTCAAAAGAAACTTCACCGATTTTATCTTCAAACTCTAACTCTTCATATCTTCTGTATACCGCGATGAACGCTGCACTGTTAGCTGAAGAAGCTGAGAATGTTGTACCTGTGTAACCATCTAATGATGAATCACCACATGAGATACAAACTGGTGTTTGAAGGTCTACTTCTAAGTAGATTTCTCCGTTAGCGTTACAGATGTTGTCGTAGTATCCACCACCACCATTAGCTGGCCATGCAGCTTGTGCTTGTGAACCGTACTGAACAATACCTTTACCGTATTTCTGAGTTACTACTCTGAACAACTGAGCTCCTGTTCCTAAATCCCAACCAGCTTGACCTGATGTTGCAACTGTTGGAACAATTTTCAAATCGCTTAAGAAAGCTTCGCTATCCATTTCCTGACCATCAGGACCGATAAGTTTACCAGCACCTGCTGATGCGAAACCTGTCATTTTTAACAACACTTTTCTGTAGTTAGCTTCAGAATATACTGCGATATCTAAATCACTACCATTCCATACAACAGTATTAGTTGTTGCAGTTACTGCTGTCCATCTACCTTTTGAGTAGTCAAACAATCCTGGAGGGTCCAAAGATGCTTCGTTACCTTCGTAGAATAAATCGTAAAGGTTTTTAGCGTATGAACCATCACCGATGTAACCAGCATCAGGATTACCTGGGTAGTTTCCTGGTGAACCTACAGGTGCGTAGTGTTGACCTGACTGATTAGTGGTACCACCTGTGTAACCTTGAATTTTAGGTACAAAGTAGAATAACTTACCAATTGGTAAATTCATTGCTTGTACAGAAACGATGTCGTTAGACAAAAGTTTAGAGAATACTCTTCTAACAATTGGAAAAACAACAGTTTCAAATGAACCACTGTCTGTAGTTGATACAGCTTCGTTAATTAAGTGAGACGCTTGGTTCTCGTATAATTGAGCTACGTTTTCTTTAAGGTGACCTTTAAGACCCTCTAAGAATCCTAATTTGTCCCATTTGTTGATTGTGTCTTCTTTGATAACTTTCAAGTGCTTAAGACCGATGTTACCAACTAGACCTGATTCTAATAATGCTCCCATTTTAGTTTTATTTTAGTTTTTAAGTTTTATTTTGTTATTTTAGACATTAAGTCTTTCATTCTTAAGAACTGTGGATTTTCATAAGTCTTAGACTCAATCAAATTAACCGCAGAACCTGAAGAATTAGTCTTCTCAATTTTTTGCTCAAGAGACTCGTTTATTCTTGAATTACCACCTGATAATTCATTTTTAATTAAGCTGTACAAATTCTTAGACTCTTTAAGAGTTTCAACATCATCAAATCTTCTTAAAATGTTGATTTTCTCTTGTTTAGTTGTTGAATGTTCAGTAAACAATCTTGTAGCGTATGCTAAGTTTGAGTTGAAAACTGCAACTTCATTTAACTTTTCTCTAAAAATGTTAAGTGCTTTTCTGTACTCTTCATTCTTTTCTCTAAGTAATTGTACTTCTTCTTTTGATACTCCCTCGAACGTTAAGTTTCTATTGTTAGTGATTCCTTTTCTTAAACCACGACCTTCTTTAGAACCCATTCCGTAAGTACGTGATGCTTCTTTAGCCTCTTCTTTTTTAGAGTCTTTGTCCATAGTCTTCACATTTGAATACTTACGGTCACCTGCTCTTTTTTCGTCAGCTGCTGCAACATCTCTCTTACCCTTTAAAGACATTCCTGGTTTTTTACCCTTGTCTTTACCTCCAAAGTGGTCGTCTTCTTTATCATTAAAACCTTGTTTCTTAGGTTTTTTAGCTTCACCCATTTCAACTTCAACTGTGTCGTCCGAAACCTCTGTATCGTCATCATCAAAAGAGATTTCATAAACGATGTCATCATCTTCTTCCATTTCAGAATAATCACCTTCTTCCATTTCAGAGTAGTCACCTTCCATTTGCTCTTCAGCAAAAATCTTGTCAAGTAACTCTTCTGCAGAAATGTCTTCACTACCATCTTCCATTGAGAATTCATCAAATTCTAAATCTTCTTCTTCCATAGGTTCAACACCTTTGTCAGATTCAGACATTTGAATGATGTATTCAACATCTTCATCAGAATCAGATAAATGAATCTCATCATCGTCTTGTTTTACGATAATACCATCAGAATCATCCATCATTTTGAAAACTTTCAAAATTTCTTCATCAGATGCACCGGTAAGGTCAATAGGTTCAATGTCAATATCTAACATTTCCTCATCGTTTTCATCTTCATCAGAACCCATTTCAATTTCAACTTCTCCCTCGTCTTCTGATTCTTCGTCACCCATTTCAACGTCTTCCATGTCACCCATTTCTTCCGCATCCATGTCTAACTCATCATCTTCAACTTGTTCCCAAGCTTCCATCTTTTCAGATTCTTCGTTTTCAGTCTCTTTTAACGACTCTTTTACCAATTCAGAGATTTCTTCCTTCATTGTTGAAGCAAGTATTCCTTTTGCATTTTCAGCTACTACTTTTTCCAAATTTTCCATTTGAAGTAGCGCTTCTTCAGCTAATGATTTTTTATTCGACATAAAAATTATATTTTTTTATACACTATAAATAGTTCCATTTTTTAAAAAATTTATTTTTATCGCCAAAAGAGCATAAAAAAACCCCCATTTTCATGGAGGTTCTTTAAATTAGGTGAATAATTTTTATTCAATTACTTCATCAATACGACTTTCAACTACACCTGTAATTCTCCAATCGTGTTGAAATCCTTGATATCTTTCTGTAACTTTTGCTTCCACATCCGTAACAGAAAACCCTCTTACAAGTTTTTCTTCTCTGATTTTTTTAATCTTACCTGTATTTTCATCAGGTAGTTCATACATCACCTTCGCAACAAAATATTTTTCATCCATAACGTTAAGAATTTTTATCTATCCAAATAATGAGATAATTTACTCATTAAGTCAATAGAGCGACCCAAACCTTTTCCACTTTTCATTTCTTTTTCACGATTTTCTTCTTCAAGGTTCTCTTCAAAATTCGCACGTTCAGATGGGTCTGTAAATAGATAAGCACCTGGTGTAGATGGAGATGATACCAAATCAAAACAAATTAATTCAAAATCAGGTTGAACTTCATTTTTCTCACCAACCTTTTTTAATGAACCAACTCCTCTTGAAGATATACCTAATGTAACCCCTTGTCTAAGTAAGTTGGCAGCAATATCCCCCTTTGTAGTAACAACACCTCTTTCATGAAAACCTGGTGATGTTAATAATTTCAATTTACCCATTAAAATATGACCATCCCACCAAATGTCCGTAATCATGTGAGATACACGGTCCAAATCAATTAAAGATGATTCAGGGTGATTTAATTCTGATAATGAAGTGCCTTTAGCAATTGCTTTTTTATAATTTTCAGATTCTCTCTTTAATATCGCCTCAGGATATATTCTACCATTTCTATTCGGTGTATCATATTTTTGAAGAACCGCATAGAATTCAAACGGTTTTGAATAATCTGTTAAGTTCTTAGATTCTCTAAGTACCACATCATTTTTAAATTCACTTGGTGATACATATCCTGCATCCCATTCAATTAATATACCTTTACCAATTTCGTTAGCACCTAATACTTTCATAACAAGTTTTATTATAAATACTTTGTTATTGTGTATTTGTCTGTAAAGTTGTTTTTCCTTTTTTAGATGTTGTAAATGATAGATAATTATTCTTTTTTAAATCTTCAATATAAATTTCTTTTGTAATAGTTTTTAATGATTCTTTTAATTCTGTTGATTTAAAATCAATTTCTTGTTTTAGGAATAAAGTTATCTCTAAATTCATAAAACTCTTTTTACCGTATGATATACCACTTGTTCGTAAATCTAAGTCCACAATGATATTGTGTGTGAACATTTTATTATTTAGATTATTATGAACCGTGTGTTTAATACCTCGGTGTAAATTTGAAACAATTCTATTCCAATTATCATAGTCGTCTTTAGGTGTTACCCACGATTGTAGGTTTAGGTAGATTGATTTAAACTCTTTTGAATCCACAGTTCCGTAACTCGCCTTTACATCGTTAAAACCGTTTAACTTTGCGGTTTTCCCCTTCTTCATATATTTTTTAACATAAATCTTTGTTTATTTTCCAAAAATATATGCAATAAAACTACATCAGTCAAAATTTTTTGATAATATTGTGTTATTTAATAGTATATGCTAAAAGTAAAGGTTGATAAAAAAGGTATTGAAAAGGCGTTAAAAACCCTTAAAGGTAAGGTTATTAAAACCAAACAAAATGAAAAATTAAGAGCGAGACAAGAATATACAAAAAAGTCAGTTAAAAAAAGAGAACAAATGCAAAAGGCTAAGTATGTTCAGTCATTAAAAAATAACGACTTATAAACTTTCATATAATGAAACTAATTTAACATAATTCTTCTTGTTATAAGTTTCAGTTTTTACCTTATCAATTGTTTCTTGTAGTTTTAAACTTGTCGCTTCGTCCAAGTTTTCATTTAACATATTTAATTTTTCCAAAGTTTTTTCTTTGGTATTTTCAAAGATAGGTTTCAATTCTTCATCCGATGAATTCAAAATATTAGAAACCTCTTGCTTTACAGACTCATCTAAACTATCCAAATAACTTTTAAAAGTATTGTTCGCAATTTTAACCATGGAACTAATTGGTAACTGAACTTTAGATTCAACAATTTCCTTTTTCTGTTTTAAAGTTTCAATAATATTTTTCTTTGATTCAATTTTTGATTCAAGATTTAAAATATTTGGATATAAAACGTTGTCAATGTCCTGATAGTTATTTTCAGATTTAACATTACCAACAAAAGATTCAAGAATATTAATATCTTTTTTCTCAAGTTTAATTGAGTTAAAATAATTTACATTTTCTTCCAAAAATTCTTTGGCAACAGATTCATTTAAACCTCTTTTAGAACTCAAATTATCGTATAAGTAATATAACTTACTTAATTTTTTATTTGCTAATATAGTTTGTTTGAATTTTAAAATATTGTTTTTAAACTGTTCAGTACCGTATGACTCAACAAGTATTTTATCAATTTTAGATTTAATGATTCCGAATTTCATGATATTACTTTAATAATAAATATTACCCATTAAGGAGTTTTTCCAAAGCCTTGTCCATTTCACCCAAAGAATTGGAACCTTTACCCAAGTCAATGAATTTTGAACCTTCAATTAAATCTTCTTCAAGAAGAATATTCATTCTATTTCTATCAACAGATTCAGGTGTTATTTCAGTTTCTGCCGGTGCGGGTGTTTCAGCAGGTGCAGGTGTTTCCTCACCACCGCCAAACGTTTCACCTCCACCGCCAAACGTTTCACCTCCACCGCCAAATGTTTCACCACCTGTTTCACCACCCGGTGCTGGTGGTACTCCTTCACCTGAAGTTTGACCTGAATAACTTGAATAAAGTTTGTCAATATTATCAAATAATCCTGTTTTACTGATAACTTGTGCAGTATTTTGAAGTTCAGCAGAAACCGCTTTTTCAAGTCTTTGTTGTTGGTAATCCAACTTAATCTCTTCATCAGAGAATCCAAGAATATGTTTCTTAGCCCAAGTTTGTGATACAGGTGCTATACCTTCAATCGGCATAACAGCATCTTTAAACAACAACATCTTTTCTTTCCAAACATCAATTGCTAATAAGTCAGATTGTTTTGACGGATTAGTTAAACCTAAAACAAAGTTAGATAATTCATCCTCAAATCCTAATATAAATAAATGTATGATTGCTACTTTATTTAACTCAGCCAACATACTTTTTTGAATTCTATTGATTGTTCTTGCGAAACGAATATCCTGTAATGACAAGTTTCTACCATCACCAACAACCTCTTCAAACCCTAAGAACGCTTTTGGTATTCTTAATGCTGTTAATAATTTCTTTTGAATATATTCAATATCCGCAATTTCAGATAAGTTAGTCGCTCCTGGTAATGTATCAATTGGATTTGGTGCTCCTGGGTCACGAACAGGTACAAAGAAGTCTTGGTCAACCGCCATTTGATTGAATCTTAAATCAACGTTACCTGATGTCGGGTCTGAAATTTGGTCTCTCTTAAATTGATTGGCAAATCTTTGAACATATGGTTGAATATCAGCATCATCCATATTACCAACATATACCTTAAACACCCTTCTTTCTGGTGCTCTTGATGTTCTATAAATTAACATTGCGTCCTCAGCAAGAACCAATTGTTTCCAAATTCTTCTCGCCTTTTCCAACATTGATGTACCATATGGAAGTCTTCTATCATCACCTAACAATCTAAAGTGAGCCATTTCCCATGATTGAAATTCCAAATCTTTAGCTTTCCAAGTAAATCTAAGATTCTTCTGAGTCTCAGCGGTATTGGCACTAGTACCTGCAGCAATCTTACCCTTCATACCCCTCTCAAGACGTTCCACTTCAATATTTGGAAGTTGGAAACTACCGACAATACCTTTCTCAGGGTCCAACTTTAAATACACAAAGTTGTCACCATACTTACAGGTATTTCTTGTCCACATTGGCAAGTTTGTGTTAATGTCCAAAACATTATTAAACAAATCACCTAATACAGATTTAATTCTTTTAGATTCAGAATAAATTTGCAACATATAACCATCATCATTTGATGTGGTTGATTCTTCTGCATATGTATCCAACGCAGCTGCAATTTCAGGTGTATATTCCATTGACTCATAATCGTAATACGATGCAAGTCTTGTTGGTTCGTAGTATAAGGCTTGTGAATATAAATTATTTTCTACTTTAGCCCATTGATTAGACAAAAACTTTGTTTGTTGAGCCTGTAGTTTTTCTCTTTCGTATTCTTCTTTACTTTTTGTTCTTAAAAGTTCTTTCTTATCAAACTTATAAGTTGGCAAATCCTGATTCAATAACGAGTCAGGTCCCAGTGTCTGAGATAATCGTTGCCATACTGTCAAATTATTTTCGCTCATATTATAAACATAATTTACTGGTGAGTATAATAAAGTTTAACGCCCACCGAATAACCATAAATACTTTTCATAATCACTTTTGCTTGGATTATTACCATAAGTTCTTCTATTTGGTGAAGAAACAGGAATTGCAGGGTTAAAATACTCCTCATTAGGTCGCTCTTTTGTTTCAACATGCCAAGACTCCAACATCACTTTTGTTGTCTGTTCAACTTTCTTCAACGAACTAAATGATGATTCACTAACATATATTGCCATCGCCAAAGACATAATTAAATCATCATGATGTCCTTTTTGGTGGTCAGGTCTACCATTGATATAAATAAATGTTGACATTTCATTCAACAATCTCATTGAATATATTCTTAATCCATGTCTTAATCCTTCCTCAAAAGCTGAAATAATTTGAACCCTTTTAGCATTAAAGTTTAGACCAGGAATTTTCTCATGTTGTTTTGGATTATATTTCCAAGGATTACCAAATTCAATACCATCAACATATAAATCTTTATAACCCATCTCTTGTAACTTTCTTGATGTGGTAACACCCATACCACCGGTAATATCAATTACAATAAATGCTTTATACATTAACCCCCACTTATAACATATCTCAGCTAATACGTCAGGTGGTAGTTTTCCAATATACTCGGCAACTTGTTCCCTTTCGTCAAAGTCATATATTTGGAACGTTGAAAAGTCTTCAGAGTCTCCCCTTGATACGTCAACACCCATAATATATTTGTGTCCTTCTTTTGGTTCTTCCCATATCCAAAGCGAACCACTCATCATTTTGGTGGTCGGTTCTTTAATCATTGTGGTTTTTAAATCTTCAATTTGATTAGCATCAAATACGTTATCACCCGAACCCAAAAAATTACACTCCAATTCCTGAGAAATCTTTCTCTTATCAAATTTAAGTTTTTTAGCCATAGACTCAAACCAAGATGAATATGGTTTGTACCCATCAGCAAAACGAAGTTTTATTTCCTCAAAATCACGAACTCTCGGGTCAATATGACCATAGTCCAATATAATTTCATTATCATTATATTCTTCCCTGTTTAACATATAATGAATAATGTCCTTAACTTTAATTAACTTTAAATCTTTAGAATAACGTGGGTCTCTGTACCAATACATTTCCGTTATTTTAAAATCATTCATTCCCTTAATGGCTTGGTCATAGATTGAATAATAAATCGGGTCGTATCCGTTTGGTGTTGAAATAACAATAACTTTACCACCTGTTGAAAGTGATGCCATACAAGCCGCCCAGAAATCACTATCAGCATCAATAAACGCTGCCTCGTCAAATATTAATATGGTGGGGCTATAACCACGAAGTGCGTCTTTAGATGTCGCAACCGCTTTAACCTCACAACCATTACTTAATTTGTAATGTTTTGCAGCATTTTTCTCAGTTGAAAACCCAACTCCAATCCAACTAGGCCATTGGTCCGTAAACTCACGAATTTTATTCGCAAACTCCACAGAGGTATCCAATTTGTTTGCAATAATAAGAACCTTTTCAGGTTTATTTTTTCTTGCAAAAACTAACTTTTTACTTGCCCACGCAGCGGTTACTGTGGATACACCAGCCTGTCTATATTTTAAAGCAATGTTTTCATTGTTTTCATCATAGTCCTCCACTAACCTTACTTGGTCAGGAAATAATTCTAATGGGACATACCTTGATTGTGTATTATCATAAGTTTGAAGGTATGACTTTAAGGCGTATGACGTGTTCTTTAAACACTTACTATATTCTAATATTACTTGTTCTTTATTTAATGACATAAAAAAAACCTTATATCAATAAATATAAGGTTCTTTTCTATTATGTGATTAGTATCTCTTAGTCTTTTGAACGGTCAATACCTAGACCACCTAAAAAGTCGTCTAAATCCTCAAATCCTCCATCGTCATCAGGTGAGATAACATCCTCATCATCACTTTCGTAATCATCATCGTCATCACCTTCTTCATACTTCATTTTTGCTTTCTTAGCGTCTTGTAAAATTCTACCTAAATCTTTTTTTGCCATGTCTTGCATACTTGGATTGTCAGATAAAACCCTACTCATAATTTTTAAGAACTCCTCAGCATCAATTGCATATAATGTAAACTTGAACCAGTTCATTAAATCACCTGACTCGGGGTCATATAATTCATCAGGTAATGCAAATCTTAATTTCTTAACCATTGCAGGACCCAATCTTAATTGGTCAGGTTCGTATGTTAATATATCAGTTTGACCCATAACTTTTTGTGCCATTTCAGGGTCTTTAGGTAAACCAGCTCTACCAAACGCTTCTTCAACACCTTTTGAAATTTCATGTGTTAAAATTGGGAAGTTACCACCTCTAGCAATAATTTTAGTATCGGCACCTTCTTCTTCACCACCTTCATCAGAATCTCCTAATTCTACACTACCAGCAACACCTATACCTGTCTGTGACATTCTTTTAATCATTTCATCGTGTGTCCAATAAAACAAATCATTGATAGCCATTATTCTCTTATAAAGAGGTACTAAACTACCATCAATATTGTTAAGTTCACTTACTACTGATGGTTTTTCAAACAAGTAATGGTCTCTCTTAGCACTACCTTGAATTAAAGCATTGATGATTGTTCTTTTGTGTTTTTCTAATTCAAAAGTTTCTTCATCAGTTAATGAACTAACATCAAAGTTTGGAAAATCCATTGGTTCATTACCTTGTTCGTCCGTAGATTCATCTTCATCTTCCTCAGGTCTTCTTCTCATTCTTGATGTATCAATGTCATGAGGACCAACGATTTTTGCGTCAATAACAAAAGAACCTTCAGGTAGATTTTTCTCTTCCATAACAGATTTTATTGCCAATTCTTCTAACTCTCTTCTATGTCTTGATTCAATGGCTCCGGCTTGCATGAATGCCTGCATCATGTTTTGTATTAGATATTCAATCATGTCTTGTCTTGTTAAATCTTCAAGACCTGTAATATCTCTAACTTTAGTTACTATTTCACTGAATCTGTCAGCAGCCAATTTTTCAATAGAAGTACTTTCTTTTTCTCTACCCATAGGGTCTGTGAATTTAGATTTCTCAGACGGAATTGCAGGATTACCTTTAAAAATAGTTTCACCTTTTCTAAGTCTATCTTCAATAGACCTACTCATTCTTTCAGGTCTATCTCCATAATCAATAGGAGCCTCTTGGATATTTTTTTTCTTATTTGCCATTACTCAATACTTGCATTATCATTTCAATGAACTTATTTTTAAGTTCTTCTTTATTTGCTTTTGGTGCCGGATTTGTACCAGGATTTGGGTTTTTGTAAGGACTTGGTCTTGTACCTGGTTTTGTTTTAGGAACAACTTTCGGTTCTTTAACAGGAGCTGCGGGAGCTTCAGACAAATATTGTAAAAGTTCTTTTTTAGTCATTTTTGGATTAATATGTTTTTCTACTAACGCAATTATACGACTTTCAATTAACTTTTCAAAATTTTCTTTTACATTTTCTTTTTCACCAAATAATGGTGCTGAAAAACTTCCTGATGCTCCTGAACCAGTTGCTTCTTTAGATTCTGATTTTTTTACAGAAACAACTTTACCAATAGGTTTACTCATTTTCATACCTTCTTTACTTTCTTTTTTAGAAACTTTTTTTGGTAATCCTTCATGTGGTGTTTCTGC